AGGGCGGCGGGAATATCGACCGGGTGAAGCGGTCGCTGCAGGATCTGGGCCAGGCCGCGCAGGTAACCAAGCGGGAAAAAACAGCACTGCGCACCGCAACGCTGCAGCTCGCCCGCGCCAATGACGGCACGATTGCCGGGATCAGAACCAGCATGGCGGCCTTGCGCGGGCTGCAGGAACAGGCCCGGATCGGCGGCCGGGAGTTTCAGAAGTACGGGGCTGAGATTCAGCGGCTGGAGGGGAGGCTTAGGAGCCTCGATAGCACTGCCAAATCGGGCAATGGACTGTCTGCACGCAATGCACTGCTGGCAGGCGCTGCGGGCGGCATTGCTGGGGCAATCAGTGCGCAAACGGGAATGGTTGCAGCGGGCGCTTTTCAGGTTGGCCTGAATGCCGAAAGCGCTCAAGTGAGGCTAAAGGCGCTAACAGGCGAGTTTGGAGAGTACAACGAAGCACAGGCGGCGGCTGCGCGAATTGCAAGCACACTAAGAATTAGCAACATTGAGGCCCAGGATAGTTTCGCAAGCTTGTATGCGTCACTTAGGCCAACTGGCGTAACACTAGAAGAGATTGAAAAGGCATTTATTGGATTTTCTGCTGCAACCAGGAATAGCGGTGCAACAGCGCAAGAAACCAGTGCCGCGTTAATTCAATTAAGGCAGGCACTCTCTTCCGGCGTGCTACAGGGCGAAGAACTGCGGTCGATTCGTGAACAGGCACCACTGGTTGCGCAAGCGATTGCCGCTGAAATGGGCGTAACGATTGGCGAGCTGAAAGAGCTGGGAGCAGAAGGCAAAATCACGACAGATATAGTGTTAAATGCACTAAATCGGCTAAATGATACCCAATTAGGCAAGCTAAATGAGCAGTTTAAGACTGGTCGTCAAGCGCTTATTGATCTACGGGTGGCGTCTGAAAACCTAGGCGTAACATTTGCTCGGGTATTTGGGCCGTCAACCGTAACCGCTATCAATGCCGTTGCAGCTGCATTGCGTTCTGCCAATCAAACGATTGGCGCATTCAGTGGCGATCAACCCGCTCAAAATGCAATTCAGGATCGACTAAGGGCGCGGCAACAGGCGGAACGGGACACAAGCGCCAGACCGTTTGGGTTGTTTGATTTCCGTGGGCGGCAGCAGTTCTTCAGGCAGCGCGAAGAACAGCTGTTTAGGCAGTATCAAGGCGAAAGAACGTTTACGCCTAGCAGCGTGTCGCAGCAACAGCAGCAGGCCCAAGCTGCAGCGGCTGGCGAACGGGAAGCGGCACGGGTGAGGGCTGCTGCTGCCAGTGGCGGCGGCGGGACGGCTGGCGCAGCGGCGGCCAAAGGCGTGAAGGAGCTGCTCCGCCTTACTGATGCGGAGATTGCAGCAGCGGTCAACACGGCAATCGGTGAGTATGGCGGTTCGGATCCCCGTGGCCGTACTGATGTGTTTGCCAATATCCTGGCGCGGTCCAGGTCGGGGCAGTTCCCGTCCAATCTGGTTGATGTTGTCACCCAGCCGGGGCAGTATGCTCCCAACTTTGGGCGCAGTCGTGCGCAGGTTGTCAACCCCAACCTGTATGGTCGCTCACGATTTGAGCAGGTAAAGGCTGAACTGTTGAATCCTCAGCTGCTTTCGCAGTCAGTGCAGGACGTTAACAGCAGGTTGTATTTCAAGGGCATCAGCCAATACGGCAACATGATGTCAGGCGACTTTCTACGCGCCCAAGGCCAGAACTTCTTTCATGGTCCAGGGCGTCAACTTGGCACCAATCCTCAGATCACCGCTGGTCTACTACGCGACCTTGAAGGCGCAAGTGGAGTGGTCAGTTTTATTGACGAACAAGAGCAAGCCGCCGAACAACTCCGCGAACGCCAACAAGCCACCACCACCGAGCTCGAAAAGTTCATCGAGGCCAGGACCCAGGCTGTCGTCAAGCTCAACCAGGAAAGCGAGCTGTTGGGTGCGACGACTGACCTTGATCGCCGCCGGCTGGAGTACGCCTTCGAGCAGCTGGAGATCAATGACAGGGCGATTCAGGTCAAGAGAGAGTTTCAGGAGCTGGAGAAACAGCTGGTCGAGCTGGGCATCGATTACAACGCTGAGCAACAGCTGGCGCGGATCGAATCGGAGAAACAGCACGCTCTGAAAAACGCCCAGGTCAAGGCCGAACAGGACATCAACGACCTGATGGCCGAACGGGTGCGCATGATGCAGCAGCTGACCAGCCAGGCCGCCGAGCCAGCTGCCTTCCAGACCCAGGGCATGGCGATCGAGGCCCAGATCGCCACCCTGAAAGACGACCTAGCTGAAATGACCAGCATCGCCACCCTGGCGGGCAAGTCTGCCGAGACCATCGGCGGGGCGTTCGGCAATGCGTTCCGCGACCTGATCAGCGGCGCAGCGAGCGCCAGGCAGGTGCTGAGCGGGTTCTTCGAGGACGTGGCCCAAGGATTCGCGCAGATGGCCGCGGAGATCATCGCCAAGCAGATGGCCATGATCGCGCTGCAGACCATCCTGAAGGCTCTGGGTGCGGTGGCTGGGGGTGGTTCGACGTTTGCACCATCAGGCCCGCTGGAAAGCGTTGGCAGCTTCTCACCCTCGCTGAGCTTCGACCCGTCCAACCTGGCCCCCCGCGCCCTCGGCGGCAGCACCGCCAGCGGCCAGCCGTACAAAGTCGGAGAGAACGGCCCCGAGCTGTTCGTGCCCTACCAGGCCGGCAGCATCATCCCGGCTGAGGCCACCGAAGCGCTGGAGGCGATCAACAACGCCAGCCTGCGGGGCCTGTCGGTGCCGTTCCAGGCCACCGCTGCCACCGCTGCCAAGGCCTCCCAGCAGGGCGGCAGCTCCAGCTCCAGCAGCGGCCTGAGCGTGCCGTTCCAGCGCGGCATGGAGGGCCTGAGCGTGCCATTCCAGCGGGGTGGCATGGATGGATCCGCAGCGGCCGGTGGTGGCGCGGCCGGCGGCGATGGCCTTATCCGATTCGAGACTGTGCAGATTGGCGAGCTTGATTTCGTCACCAGGGATGAGGCGCAACGGATCGGCCGCGAGTCTGCCAAGCAAGGCGCCGCACTGGCCCAGAAACGCATCACCAACAACCCCACCGCCAGGCGGCAGGCAGGGCTGAGCTGATGGAGCTCTGCAACTTCCTGCGGTTCAAGCGCCGGGATGGCACCTATACCACCTGGCTGGCCCAGAACTACTTCATCGGCCAGACCATCGCGCACAACGGCCAGAGTTACCCCTACCTGCCGGTGGCGGTGGCCACCAACTCCAGCACCCGAGGCGGTGATCGATCCGAGGCGGTGATCGCTGCGGCGACCTCAGCTCTGACGCTGAACGTGTTTGCCGAGGCCAGCCAGCAGGAGTGGTTGCTGGAGGTGCGGTCCGTCAAGGTCAACCGGGCTGACCAGAGCCTCGGCGTCTTGCTCACCACGGAATACTGGGCGGCGCAGCAGCTGCAGCACGACACCAGCGAGCCGATCGCCAGGCTCCAGCTGGCCAGCCCGCTCGATGCCGTCAAGGCGCCCGGCGGCAGGGTGCTGTCTCAGGTGCTGGTGGGGGCGCTGCCCACCAGCGGGAATCTGACGCTGCAATGACCGCAGACTGGCCCGCCTGGGTAAGCGCCCGCCTGCCGCATGTGATTGGCGCCGACCCTGACGACGGCAAGGGTATCTGCTGCCTGGTGATGGCCGCCAAGGTCCGCCGATCCGCTGGCCTGGCCATGCCCGATCTGGACCCGCAGTGGTTCGTCATGGCCGCCACCGGGCAATGGGAGCAGCTGCAGCGGGAATGGAGGCGCCTGATGGTCCCCCACAGACTGGAGCAGTACGCGCTGGCGCTCCACCGCCAGCCCCTGGGTCTCGGTGTTGGCGTGGTGGTGGATGACGGCCTGCTGATCGTGCATCACCGCCGTGGGGCGCAGTGGCTGCCGCTGGAGGTCGCCGGCCAGCTCATGCCCCTCGAATACTGGAGGCCCCGGGATGCTGCCATCTGATCGCTATCTGGCCGAGCTGCTGGGCCTGAGCGATGAGCAGTACGAGTTCTGGCGCGATGAGGTCCGCAAGCGTGCAGCGGAGGCGCCCAAGCCTGCGGTAACGGCTGGCATCGAGTTCACCGCAGCGCAGATCGTGGTGCTGGTGCTGACTGCGGTGAGCATCGGCGTACAGCTGATCGGCGTGCTGCTGGCCCCTGGCGCCCCCCGCAACCGCCGCGGCGCAGAGCTGGGCCAACGGCAGCTGCAGGGCCGCAACCAAACCAGCATCCAATCCCTGGCGCCCCGTGGCGGGTTCGATGCGGTCCAGGACGTGGCGGCGATCGGTGAGGCGATCCCCGTGGTCTACGCACACCGCGAGACCATCGACGGCGTGGCCTATGGCGGTGTGCGGGTGAACGCCACCCTGCTGTGGTCGCAAATCTGGAGCCTGGGCGGCAGTCAGATGGTGCGTGCCGTTTTCATGCTCGGTGAGGGCCGGCTGGCGGGAATCGACCCCAACGGGTTCGCCATCGGTGACAGCACCATCGGCGCCTACGACCTGGGCAGCAGCGGCGCCAACAGCAGCAGCGCCCGCATCACGATCTACCATCGCCCGGACGGCGGCCGGATCCGCTCGGCTGATCGCATCGCCGGCCGCACTGCTGCGAACGACATCGGCAACGCAGAGAACGACGGCGGCGCAGACGTGTTCATGGCCCGAGGGCTGGGCAACACCTATCAGGCGGTCTTCAGCGCCACCAGCAAGCCCAGCACCTCCACCACGTTTGGCGTTTACGGCCTGATCGGCAACAACCTGGGATTCAAGCTCAATCCGCAACTCCGGCCGCAGTTCACC